ATATTTTGCAGGTACAGAAATTATTATTCCTGATACAGCTAGAAAAAAAGAATATAAAGGTATAGTTGTAGGTGTAGGTAAATCTGTTACAGAAATTAATATAGGTGATGTGGTTCAATATAGTGATCATTGTTTACCAACAACAATGATGCATGATAATGAAGAACATTTATTGATTAATGAAGGTGATGTATTTGCAATTATAAAGAATGTATAAATCTATATTGACATATGAAAATGATGAATGGTCTACAACTGATTTTCTAACCTATGATGATTTTAAAGAATTTATATTAGATATATTTAGTGAACCTGGTGAATATGGGTTTACAAACATATCTTATGAATTTAACAAACAAGCTAGAATTTTTAATGATCAAGGTTTTTATTGTAATAAACCTTTTAGATCAAAAGATTTTAAAACATACTGGGAAACAGAAAAAGATAAATGCCGTAACGGAGTTATTTATAAAGATAACGGTAAGGTTTGGTATTTAACTAGAGACTATTATATGTGGTTAAACTTCTTACCAATCTATGATAAAGAAGAAAAGAAGTATGGTTTTGCTAAAGTTAGAGATGCTCAATATCATATGGCGTTATATGAACTATTAGCAGAACTGCATTATAAACACTCTGCAATATTAAAGAAACGTCAGATTGCTTCTTCTTACTTTCATATGGGTAAGATAATCAATACGTATTGGTTTGAAGAAGGTAGTACATGCAAGATTGGTGCATCACTTAAAGATTATATCAATGACAAAGGTTCATGGAAGTTTCTTGATGAATATAAAACATTTCTTAATGAACATACTGCTTGGTATAGACCAAGTAATCCAGAGAAAGTTTTATTATGGCAACAGCAGATTGAAGTTAAAGTCGGTAATAGAAAAACTTCAAGAGGTCTTAAATCTAAAATACAAGGTGGATCATTTGAAAAAAATGCTACTACAGGAGTAGGTGGACCTTGTACATATTTCTTTCATGAGGAAGCTGGGATTGCTCCTAAGATGATGCAAACATATGAGTACTTGCGTCCTGCAATGTCTTCAGGTATGATGACTACAGGTATGTTTATTGCTGCTGGTTCTGTGGGAGATTTAGATCAATGTAATCCATTAAAGGAGATGATATTAAATCCGGAAGCAAATGATATATATGGTATAGAAACTAATTTATTGGATGCAGAAGGTGCTATAGGTATTGCAGGTTTATTTATTCCAGAACAGTGGTCTATGCCTCCATACATTGATGAATATGGAAACTCATTGGTGAAAAAAGCATTAGAGTCTATTTTAACAGAAAGAAAAGAATGGAAATCTAAATTAGATGGTGAACAATATCAATTACGTATTTCACAAAAACCAACAAATATTAAAGAAGCATTTGCATATAGGAAAGAATCTATATTCCCACAAAGTATATTATCAATACAAGAAAAGAAAATTAGTGAGAAAGAATATCCATATGAGTTATTAGAATTAGAAAGGGACCAAACAGGTATTGTTGCCAAAAGAACTTCTAAGTTACCAATATCAAAATTTCCAGTAGATAAAAAGATGCAAGATAAAACTGGAGCTATTACAGTTTGGGAAAGACCAACACCTAATGCTGATTTTGGTGCATACTATGGATCTATTGACCCTGTTGGTGAAGGTAAGACAACAACATCAGATTCATTGTGTAGTATTTTTATTTATAAGAATGCTGTTGAAGTAACAAGAATTAATAAAGCTGGAGATACAGAACAGTTTATTGAAAAAGATAAATTAGTAGCATCATGGTGTGGACGTTTTGATGATATTAATAAAACACATGAACGCTTAGAACTTTTGATTGAGTGGTATAATGCATGGACACTAGTTGAGAATAATATTAGTTTGTTCATTCAATATATGATATCCCGTAAAAAACAAAAGTATTTGGTTCCTAAAAATCAAATTATATTTTTAAAGGATATTGGAAGTAATAGAAGTGTATATCAAGAATATGGTTGGAAGAATACAGGAACATTATTTAAGACACATCTTATATCATATGCAATTGAGTTTATAAGAGAGTCAATATATGAAGACACAGATGAAAACGGTAAAGTTATAAATACTATATTAGGAGTGGAAAGAATACCAGATCCTATGTTAATTAAAGAAATGTTAGCGTATTATCCTGGTCTTAACGTGGATAGACTTGTTGCATTTTCTGCTTTAGTGGCTTTTGTAAAAGTTCAACAAGCAAATAGAGGCTATGCAAAAAGACGTGAATCAGAGCAAAAATCTTTGGATAATACAGAAAATTTGTATAAATTAAAGTATAGTCCCTTTAAAAACATTGGGCGTAGTAGATCTAGCAATAGCTCAAAGATAAAAAGATCAGGTTTTAAAAATTTTAGATAAGTAAAAGATAATAAACTAAGAATGAAAGTACTTAATGCAATGCAGCTTAAAAATGGTGCTAAATCTACAGAAGGACCTACCTTTTCTAATTTAACACAACCTGTTCAGTTTTTACCATATAAACAAAAAAATGAAGAGTGGGCTGCTTGGAATTTAGACTGGTTAGAATTACAAGGTATAGAGTTTTTAAAAATTAATGCAAGAAGATTATTAAAGAACTATAAACTTGCTAAAGGTATAATAGATAAATCTGATTATATTGTAGAACCTGATAATGACTACAAGGATCTAATGGATGTTCTAACAAAAGAAGAAGATTCTGCATTAGAACTTAAATTTTATCCTATTGTCCCTAATGTTATAAATGTATTATCTGGAGAGTTTTCTAAGAGATATAATAAAGTTCAATTTAGAGCTGTTGATGATACTTCTTACAATGAGATGCTTGAGGTTAAAAAGGCTGAAGTTGAGTCTGCATTACTTGCTGATGCAGAAAAACAATTATTGACAAAAATGATTCAAATGGGAGTTGATCCTAATTCAGAACAATTTGCTCAACAGTTATCTCCAGAGAATATTAAAACATTACCTCAAATAGAAGATTATTTTAGTAAGTCATATAGAAGTTCAATTGAAGAATGGGCTTCTCATCAATATGCTGTTGATGAAGAAAAGTTTGGAATGCTTGAGTTAGAGGAAAGAGCTTTCCGTGATATGCTTATTACTGATAGAGAGTTTTGGCATTTTAGAATGATGGAGGATGATTATGATGTAGAGTTATGGAATCCTGTACTAACATTTTATGAAAAGTCCCCAGATCAGAGATATATATCTGATTCTAATTATGTAGGTAAAATAGATTTAATGACTGTATCTGATGTTGTAGATAGATATGGATATTTAATGAATAAGAAACAATTAGAATCATTACAAAGAATATATCCTGCAAGATCAGCACAATATACAGTTAATGGATATCAAAATGATGGTTCATATTATGATCCAACTAGATCTCATTCATGGAATACTGATAGCCCTTCATTAGGGTATAGACAATATACTAGTAATTATTTTAATGATAGAAGTGTTGGTGGTGATATTGTAAATCAAATATTAGATCAAAGTGAAGACTTAGCACAGTATGGTGATAGTAACTTAATGAGGGTTACAACTATATACTGGAAGACTCAAAGAAAGATAGGTCATTTAATAAGAGTTTTAGAAGATGGTGAAATTATTCAAGACATTGTTGATGAAACTTATAAGATAACTGAGAAAGGTGTATATGATACATCCATATATAAACAAAAGAATAAAGAAAACTTATTATATGGAGAGCATATAGATTGGATTTGGATTAATGAAGTATGGGGTGGTGTTAAACTTGGACCAAACATTCCAACATCATGGAGATCTAGTATAAGCGAAGACTCTGCACCAATATATTTAGGTATTAATAGAAAGACTCCTGGAAGAATGCCTTTCCAATTTAAAGGTAATAAATCATTATATGGTTGTAAGTTACCTGTAGAAGGAAGAGTATTTTCAGATAGAAATACAAGATCAACATCATTAGTTGATTTAATGAAAGCATACCAAGTTGGATACAACATGGTTAATAATCAAATAGCTGATATTTTAGTAGATGAGCTTGGTACTGTGATTATGTTTGATCAGAATGCTTTACCAAGACATTCAATGGGTGAAGACTGGGGTAAAAATAATTATGCAAAAGCATATGTAGCAATGAAGGATTTTCAGATGTTACCTTTAGATACTTCCATTACTAATACAGAAAATGCAACAAACTTTAATCACTATCAGACTCTTAACATGGAGCAAACTGGTAGATTAATGTCGCGTATTCAATTAGCTAATTATTTCAAACAACAATGTTTTGATGCTATTGGTATTAATCCTCAACGTTTAGGTGGTGCTGTATCTGCTGAAACTGCCACTGGTGTTGTTAATGCTATGCAACAATCATATGCACAAACAGAAATATATTTTACACAGCATTCAGATCATTTAATGCCAAGGGTTCATCAAATGAGAACAGATTTAGCTCAATATTATCAAAGTACTAATCCAAGTATTAGATTGAATTATATTACTACAGAAGCAGAAAAAGTAAATTTTGTTATAAATGGTACTGATCTTTTATTAAGAGACTTTAATGTATTTGTAACATCTAAAACAAATCATAGAGCTGTATTAGAACAGTTAAAGCAAATGGCATTAACTAATAATACTACTGGTGCATCTATATATGAATTAGGTAACATTATTAAATCTGATAATATTGCAGAAGTAAGTGATATTCTTAAAGATACTGAACAAAAAATGATTCAGCAAAGAACTCAAGATATGCAGCAACAACGTGAGATGCAAGAAGCTCAACTTCAACAACAAGCTGAAGAAGCACGAATGAAACTTGAAGTTGAACAAAGAGATGCTGAACTTGAACGTCAGAAAGATATAACAATTGCAGAAATAAGATCTGCAGGATATGCAGCACAAGCTGATATTAATCAGAATCAGATTAGTGATTATAGAGAGTCAATGAAAGATATTCAAGAATCTACTAGATATAGAGAACAAATGAATATTAAACGTGATGAGATGGCTACTAGAAATACAGTAGAGCGTTCTAAAGCAGATGTTCAGAAACAAAAAATTGCTGCTGATTTACAGATTGCAAATACAAATCTTGAGATAGCTAGAGAAAATAAAAATAAATATGATGTCAAATCTTCTAAAGATAAAAAATCATAGTTAGCTATATAGTGCGAAAAACATTAATTTTTTTAAAATTATTTAAGTTTATATAATAAAGAATTATTATATTATATATACATAGAAACCAGTAATAATTAAAACCAACAAGTATTATGAGTGAAAAAACAAATATTGTGGAAAGTAACGTAGAAGTATTAGATATTAATATTGATGAAATTTTCAGTGGAGCACCCGCTGGAGGTGACGTTATATCTGCCACAGAAGAAAAACCAAAAACTAACAACATTCTTAAAGGAAGAGAAGAAGTAGATTTTTCTTTTACTGAACCTAAAAGTGATGTTGATGATTTAAATGAAATTGTATCTGAAGATTCTAAAGAAGAAGTTGAATCAAAAGAAGAAACTAATGAAGTTGAATCAAAAGAAGATACATTAGAAGAAGTAAATAATATTATTGATTCAATAGATAATGAAGACACAGATGAAGAAATAAAACAGAAAAGAGGTAGAAAACCTATTTCTGGAATATCTGATGTATTTTCTAAACTTATTAGTAGCGAAAAGATAGTTCCTTTTGATGATGAAAAACCGTTAGAAGATTATAGTGCTAAAGATTGGGAAGAACTTATTGAAGCAAATCTTGAAGAAAAAGCTAACCAAGTTAGAAGAGAAACACCAAAACAATTTTTTGAAAGTTTACCTCAAGAATTACAAGTTGCTGCAAGGTATGTTGCAGATGGAGGACAAGATCTAAAAGGATTGTTTTCTACACTAGCATATGTAGAAGAATCTAAACAATTAGATGTTACTAAAGAAAATGATCAAGAAAGAATTATTACTGAGTATCTAGGTGCTACAGGATATGGTACATCTGAAGAGATTCAAGAAGAAATTGAAATTTGGAAAGATTTAGGTAAGTTAGAAGCACAAGCATCTAAGTTTAAACCTAAATTAGATAAGATGCAAGAAAAAGTTGTTGCTCAAAAACTTGAAGAGCAAGAAATGAAAAAGAAACAACAAGAGCAAGCATCAGCTCATTATATGCAAAATGTATATGATACGTTGAAAGACGGTATAATAAATGAAATTAAGATAGATAAAAAGACTCAGGCTATGCTATATAATGGATTAGTACAACCATCATATCCATCAGTTAGTGGTAAAAATACAAACCTATTAGGTCATCTATTAGAAAAGTATCAATTTGTTGAACCTAACTATTCTTTAATATCAGAAGCATTATGGTTGTTACAAGATCCTAAAGGATACAAAGCAAAAATAATGTCTAAAGGCGCTCAACAGAATATTGAGAAAACTGTAAGAAAATTAAAGACAGAACAATCTAACCGTACATCTAATTCACTTGGTACAAAAGAAACTGAGCCAGTTAGAAAAAGTAAACCGGGTAAAAAACTTCAGAGAACCAACAACATATTTAAACGGATTTAATCAATCAAAATGTATAATAAATTAAAATTAAAAATTAAAAGTTAAAAATTATGGCAACTCCAGTATTAAACAATGGGATTTTCCTAAGAGATACTAGCTATAGTGCAAGTTCTCACGTTGATTCTTATCACTTGACTCAGATGCTTGGTTCAGCAGAACCAATGGATATGGGACCAGTAGATTTATGGGCAATGACACAAAAAGTTGAAATGCCTCTTTATCAAATGGCTTCATTTGGTGGAAAGAATACAATTTTAGTAGACAATGCACGTGGTGAGTACAAATGGCAAACCCCTATCGCGCAAGATCTTCCATATATTGTGGCAGACATGGATCCAGGAAATACTTCAAAAGGTATTGATGGAACAACATTTCAAATTAAAATTTCTAAGAGAACATTTGGACATGGTGATATTATCACTTATGACAAGTACAATGGTGTAGAACTTTACATCACAGCTGACGATATTATCCCAGCAGGTGACGGATTTGTTTACACAGTTCAATTAGTAAACAACAATAACACAGCAACTCTAGACAATGCTTACTTAGCTTCTGGAACTAAATTCTTTAGAAAAGGTTCTGCACGTGGTGAGTATGGTGAAAGATTTTCTGAAATTACAACAGGATCTGGATTCCGTGAATTCTACAACTTTGTAGGAGGAGCTGAAGCACACGTTCATTATTCTATTTCTAGCCGTGCTGATCTTATGATCAAAGGTGGATTGAATGCAGATGGAACTGTTCCAGTAACTGAGATTTGGAGAAACTTTGACAAAGACTCTAACAATCCATCAGTAGCTTCTATTGAAGGATTAGTTGCTAGTATGGGTAAAGCAGGAGCAAGAGAAGCATTTGAAAATGGTACTCTTACTAAAACTTTCATTACTAACATGGAAGCTGCTCACCTTTCAAAAATTGCTACTGACATTGAAACTTACCTAATGTGGGGTAAGGGAGGTAGAATCAAGCAAGATGGTCCAGATGACGTTAGATTATCTGTAGGACTTTGGTCTCAGTTGGATAACTCTTTCAAGAGAGTATACAACAAATCTTCTTTCACTCTTGATATGTTCAAATCTGAACTTTATAATTTCTATCAAGGAAAAGTTGAATTTAAAGGTCCGGATCCACAAAGATCACTTGTTGTACAAACTGGTATTGGTGGTATGCAACTAATTAACAAAGCTATTGCTGATGAAGTATATGGTTCTGGATTAGTTCAAAATGCTTCTGATATTGGTGCAGTAACAGGACAAGGTATGGATCTTGATTTTGGTTTTGCTTACACAAGCTTTACTATTCCTTTCCTTGCTAACGTTAAATTTGTTCTTAACCCTGCATTTGATAATTTAAACACTAATGACATAGAGAATCCATTGATTGATGGTCGTCCTCTAAGTTCTTATAGCTTTATTATCTTTGATGTTACAGATGAAGGAAACGACAACATTCACTTGTTGAAACTTTCTTGGGATAATCAACTTAAGTGGTTCTACCAAAATGGTACTATGGACTACATGGGAAGAACTCAAGGATTTTCATCAACTGGTAACTTTAATGGTTACAGAGTTATGATGTCGCAGACTATGCCTGCAATTTGGGTTAAAGATCCAACTAAAGTTCTTAAGATTGTAATGAGAAACCCAGTAACGGGAGGATCATTCTAAGAGTAATAATTTAAAGGGAGGCGGTTAAAACTTCCTCCCTTTTTTTTTAACCTTATAAAATATTTTATAAAATGGCACAGTTAACAGAAGTAACCCAAAAATTTCAAGATCCTTTATATGATGATAAAACAAATGCTACAGGTTTAGCTAGACTTCTTCATGTAAATGCAGTTATTAACTGGGTAAGAGGAGCTGCAGATTTAGAATATGCTGATAATGCTGCTGCAAAAGCTGCAGGATTAGTTAAGGGAGATTTATATCATACCGCAGGTCTTTTAAAAATAGTTATATAATTTAAATAACTATAGTCAGGATAATCTTGACTATAGAAATATTAATATTAATAAAGTACATATACATGTACATTTGAATTAACAATAATTATTAAATATTTAAACAAACCAATTTATTATGACAGATTACACAATTGTAGAAAAGTATCAGCAATCAAAAAATCAAAGTATTGCAATACGTCCATTTTTTAATCCTAACGTTGAAAACATGGGATTAGAGCAGTATGGATTATCCCTTCATGATGGAGTATTTCATGAGGAGTCTTTAGCATGTTTAGAAATAAACGGTGTTAAAAGATATGTTACAGGATTAAATGAATTTGCTCCAGAAGTTAAAAAACTAGCTCCTACAGAAAAAAAAGCAAAAATTAAAGAAATTAGAAAAGTTGTTGCACAACTAGAAGCAGAATTAGCAGCTAATGTAGTTGATCCTGAAGATAAAGATTTTTGGAATAAACTTACTGTAATGAAACCTGATAATTCTTCATTTTGGGATAAGATTAGTTTAAGATGCGGAAATGATCCAGTATTTTTAGATCCAGAAACTGATCCATATGATTTAATAAAATTATATGCAATTAATGCAGGTGGATTTTCTATAGTAGCTAAATCATTAAAAGAAGCCAAAGCTTCAAACAATTCTCCTAAATTTTATTTAGATACTATGCAAGAAACATTAACTACTAGAACTGAAATT